ACTGGAGCTGATTCTACTGTAGCTGGTCCTCAAGGTGCTAAAGGCGATACTGGTGACACTGGCTTAACTGGTGATCAAGGTATACAAGGTATCCAAGGTATCCAAGGTTTAACTGGAGATACTGGAGCTGACTCTACTGTAGCTGGTCCCCAAGGTGCTAAAGGCGATACTGGTGACACTGGCTTAACTGGTGATCAAGGTATCCAAGGTATCCAAGGTATTCAAGGTGATACTGGAGCTGATTCTACTGTAGCTGGACCTACTGGTCCTAAAGGTGATACTGGCGACACCGGACTTACTGGTGGTCAGGGCATTCAAGGTATTAAAGGTGACACCGGAGATACTGGATTGACTGGCCCTCAGGGTGGTCAAGGAATACAAGGTATACAGGGTGATACTGGAGATACTGGTCCTACCGGTCCTACTGGTGCTGATAGCACTGTAGCTGGACCTACTGGTCCTCAAGGTGACAAAGGCGATACTGGTGACACTGGTGCTACTGGTGGACAGGGTATACAAGGAATACAGGGCGAGACTGGTGCTGACAGTACTGTAGCTGGACCTACTGGTCCTCAAGGTGACAAGGGTGATACCGGAGATACTGGAGGCCAAGGCATCCAAGGTATTCAAGGTATCCAAGGCGCTACTGGTGCTGATTCTACTGTCGCTGGGCCTACAGGCCCTCAAGGTGCTAAAGGTGATACAGGTGACACTGGTCCACAAGGTGGTCAAGGCATACAAGGAATACAAGGTGATACTGGTGCTGACAGTACTGTAGCTGGACCTACTGGTCCTCAAGGCGATACAGGCGGTCAAGGCATACAAGGAATACAAGGCGTCAAAGGCGATACCGGTGATACTGGTCCTACTGGTGCTAATAGTACTGTAGCTGGACCTACTGGTCCTCAAGGTGCTAAAGGCGATACAGGTGATACTGGTTCTACTGGTGGTCAAGGTATACAAGGTATTCAAGGAATAACCGGAGCTGATAGTACTGTAGCCGGTCCTACTGGCGGCCAAGGCATACAAGGCGTTAAAGGTGATACTGGTGATACCGGAGCTACTGGTCCTCAAGGTGGTACTGGTGGTCAAGGTATCCAAGGTGTTAAAGGTGACACCGGAGATACAGGAGCTACTGGTCCTCAAGGTGGTACTGGCGGAACTGGTCCTACTGGTCCCCAAGGTGATGCTGGTGCTACAGGCGCTACTGGTCCTCAAGGTGGTACTGGCCCTACTGGTCCCCAAGGTGATACTGGTGCTACAGGAGCTAACTCTACTGTAGCTGGTCCACAAGGTGATACAGGCCCTCAGGGTCCTGCCGGATCTAACGCTACTGTAACTGCTGGTGTAGGTATCGATGTGTCTTCTGGTTCAGTATCTATTGAATCTGATATTAGAGAACACGCTACTCAGATCATTGGTAATAACTCACTGGAGTATATAACCTTCAACGGAACTAGTCAGATACAGTCCTTCTACATTGCCAACAATGAAGAGATGAGACTAACCTCGGCCGGTCTACACGTAAACGACAACATCACAGCCTACTCTACTACTATATCTTCGGACATACGTCTAAAGGATAACGTAGAGAACATCACTGATCCTCTAGCTAAGCTCGACGCAATACGCGGCGTAACTTGGGACTGGAAAAGAGATGGCTCTGCTGGTGCTGGTGTTATCGCTCAGGAAGTCGAAGCCGTTATGCCCTCCGCTATTAAAGAGATGGAAGGCCTACACGCCGGTGCTGACCCTTACAAGACCGTAGACTATAACCAACTAATAGGACTGCTAGTAGCTTCCGTTAAGGAATTGAAGGCAGAAATCGAAAAGCTCAAAGGAGAGTAATTATGGCTATACAATCTAGTGGACAGATATCGTTCTCGGATATTGCTACGGAGTTAGGCCTCTCTCTCGCAAACGGAGTAGACATGCGCGGCATGTCCTCCGACTTTGGGCTTAGTACGCCTGATAGTATCAATGAGTTCTACGGTCTGTCGGATGCTATATCCTACGCTGTAGTGGTAAATAACGGCACGGTAACCAGCAAGGGCGGCGATTCCTACGGACTAATTCAGGGAGCAGGTTCAATAGCTTCTGGTAATCCTATGGGTACGGCTGGCTTCGGAACCAATGTTAACTTAACCACAGCCGCCCAAAGTTTAAGCCTAAGTCAGATTAGAATGGGCCTCACAAATGCGTCAGGTTCAGCATTTGATCCTACATGGTGGAGTACTGTAACCATATCGAAATCAGGACAAACTGATATAACCCTTAGTAGAACATCCGCGGCTACTCAACCTTCTGGTACCAGTATCTACTCAGGTACATGGGCATGGTCCGGTTATGGTAGTCTCAATCAAATATTTAATGGAGGACAGGCTACATGGACATTCAACGAATAATCTTTATAGGACTACCTACCTCTTACGATTACATAGTTACCCCTCTAGAAAGCGAAGGTCATACTGTACTTAACTATGACGGTATGGCTGATTGTATATTCGTAGCTTCTGGGGACCTATCAGTACAGGATAAGGTTGCTACTATTATAGAAGAGTTTGAACCTACTATTATAGTGAACGGTTCGCCTAAGCTGGTTATACCCGAGGGTGGTTATGTAGTTCTACAGAACACCCTTGCTAGTGCTAGGTTTGAAACATGTAAGTGGGAAACACGGAGTAAGGTCGAGGGCTATGGGTTTAAACTGCCTACGGTAATTAATGACTGTCTCAATACTGACATAATAATACCTACAGATCGGACCACATACATAAAACCAAAATGCAACTCAACTAATAGAACAACTTTCAAAATACCAGCAGGCGGTGTGATTACTGATATCAACACCATGCCTGAGTATATGGTATACGTGGAAGAGTCTGTACCTTATGTGTGTGAGTCATGGGCCTACTTCACTGTAGCCGATGGTCAATACTCTATCAATAGGACGATAGGTGTTACAGGGTTCGGTAATGATAAATTAGTAGGCCACTCAGGCGACTGGCGAGACTGTACATTCGTAGAGCTTACAGAAGATCAGGACACAAAGTGGCGAGAAGTTTGCGACGCTCTAGTAGCAGACCTATCAACAAAGGGCGGTAACTTTGAAGGAAACATACAAGGCTGTATTGACTCAGACTTAGACTGCTACTTCTTTGAGGTTAACTGTCGTCCAGAAACCTATAACTCACATGTATTAGCCACCACAGCCACTAACTGGCTACAGGGCTTAATCAACAACCCTTCACTGTCTGATGGGCACATAACAGCCCAGCAATTACAGGATAATATACAAGGATAAACTTATGTCACAAGTACAGATCCAAAGATCGGACGTAGCTTTATACGTTCCAGTTACACTGCTTGTCGGCGTCTTGTTTTATAACTTAGCAGATAACCGACTGTATGTGGGTGATTCAAACAGCTTGCCGGTACTGGTTGCTGATAACGCTAATGATATCAGTGTCAGAATAGCGGCACTAGAAGCACAGGCTACACAAACTAATCACACATACGTACAGGCCTTAGCCCCTACTGGTCAAACCTTAGGTGACTTTTGGTTCGACACTATTACAGCTAACCTTAAAGTATGGGATGGTTCTGCATGGCAGTACGCTGTTAATATAGCGTCCAGTAATGCGGCAGGTGTATACCCTGTAACTACAGATCTATTCTTCGATCATATTATATATACAACAAGTGATCAAAGTGAGATAGACCTAGCTACACGGTTTATAGCGTCTGCTACAGCATTCGCTGAGCAGTATACCGGTCGATTCTTTATCATGCGGAATGTAACCCACAGCTACGATAGCTTCCCTGCTATGTCTATGGGAAATAAACAACCGCTTACCTTAATTGGTGGGACTGCTAATTCTGTAGCATCTGTCACCTATTATGATTCAACATTCGCTTCTCAAGCCGTGTCTTCTCATAGACAAATTGATAAGCACTCTAAGTCTCACATCTACCCTGCAATGGGGTCGCAGTGGCCTACTGACGTAGCTACTGGTGAGCCTGATGTCGTGTCTGTTACTTATGAAGTTGGTACACTACCAGCGGACGTACCAGCACCAGTTAGATCAGCTATCCTACTTATAGCGGCTAGTCTCTGGGAACATAGAGAGAACGAGATAGTAGGGACCAACATCAAATCGCTTAAGCCTGTAATAGCGGCTAAGGATCTACTTCACCCATTTAAACTGAGGTAATCCCATGCGAGCAGGTAAACTTAGAAATAAAGCAACATTCTACAGTCCGTCTACAAGTACTAACGACTGGGGCGAGGTCGATCAAAGCTACACAGAGCTAGGAACATATGCCTGTAGTATCACGACCGTGCCTAGAAGAGAGTACGAAGAGTCCGACACTGTAGTGTCCAAAACCGAGTACGACTTAAGATTCAGATACTATTCCGAGCTTGCAACAATGCCGAGGAATGCGTACATCGTCGTCAAGGGTATAACGCTGGAGATTAATGCTACCGCTAACATTATGTTACGGGATCGTGAGATCCAGATGATATGTGAGGAGAGATCATGATTGATATTGATTTAAGAACTCACCTACTGTCTAACAGTAACATAAGTAACATGGTAGGAACTGACGTATACGCTCTCAGACTTCCTCAAGACACAACTACCACGGCCATCGTTTATGATATCGGTGCTGGGTTCCCTCTAGCTCAGCTAGGAAGTCTTGAGTCTGTTATACGATACAACGTAACCCTATCTGTTTATAGCCCTAGCTACGTCTCTATGAGACAACTCTCAGAGCATATAAACACCCAGCTTAACGGCATGACCGGAACTATGGGCACCTCATCTGTAACTGGTGCACATGTTGAGTCAGCTATTAATACGTATGAAGAAGAGCAAAAACTCTATCGGAATATAATCATCTTAAATATATACACAAACTAAGGAATAAATATTATGGCAATCGCATCTCCTTTCCACGGCTTAGCTACAGAACTACACATGACTTCTGCTATCGATGGAACTATCGACGCTAGCACTAAGGTTGCTGAGGTATCTTCAGTAGGTACATTAGAACTTTCTGCTAATATCATTGAGTACAATAGCTACGGATCTGCTTACAAGCAGAAGCTCGTAGGTCAGAAGGATTCTGGAACTCTATCTTTAACTATTAACTGGGTAGCTGGCGACACTAGTCACACTGCTCTTAAAACTAAGTACGATGACGGATCTGCTCAGACCTTCGCTGTTAAGTGGATCTCTGGTTCAGAAAACGCTATCGCTCAGTTCACTGGATATATCGCTTCTTACTCTATCGATACTCCAGTAGAAGACGTAGTTACTGCTAACGTAGAAATCGCTATTGATGGCGCTGTAGCTTTTGATCTTGCTACTGTTTAATTAATACAGTAACTTTATAATATAGGTCCACTCTCCGGAGTGGGCCCTTATTTGATTTTTAACTATTTTGGAGACTTATCATGTTAGATCGTAAATCAATTTTTAAAGCTGTAGACCTAGACGTTAAAGAAGTAGCTGTCCCTGAGTGGGGCGGTGAAGTCTGTGTTCGTGGCTTAACTGCGCGTGAGCGTGACCTCTTTGAGGCATCTATTGGTGCTTCTGCTAACCTAGACAACCTACGGGCACGTCTAGTCGTCCTATCTGTATGTGACGACAAGGGTGAGCGACTCTTTAAAGATAGCGACGCTATCGAACTGGGCAAGAAAAATGCTCAGGTTGTTAACCGATTGTTCGACATAGCTAGATCAATGTCAGGAATGTCTGACGAAGACGTGAGCGAACTTGAGGGAAACTAAAACGAGACCCAGCTAGGCGATTTAAGTTTCGCTTAGCTGGTCACCTCGGCATGACCGTTCGGCAGTTAGAAAATAACCTATCCTCTCAGGAGCTATCCGAGTGGATGGCCTATTACTCTATTGAGCCGTTCGGGCCTGCTAGAGAGGATTACAGGGCCGGTCTCATCGCCGCAACTACAGCCAACTGTGCTGGAAGTAAAAAGGTCCTACAACCTACCGACTTCATAGCTATATATCAACAACCGAAGTCTATGTCCTTTATGGACCGCAAGAAACAACAAAGTCAGCAAATGGCTTTATTCAAATCATTAGCGGAGAAAACAAATGGCTAAGAAAGACTTCATGAAGGTTAAGGTCTCAGGCCTTAAAGAACTGCACGAAGCACTTAGAGCGTTAGACTTTGATCTCCAGAAGAAAGTACTAAAGGCCGCTGGTAAATCCGCAATGGAACCAGTGGCTACTAGTGTCCGAAACAACGTCCCTAGGGATACTGGAGGACTCTACAGCACTATACGGGTATCAGCTACTACCGATGTACGTAGGTTACGTAAGTCAGGCCGTAAAGCCTCTATGATCGCCTCAGTGTCAGCAGGTCGTGCTAGTCGTAAGCAAGGTATGACTGGTCACCAAGCACTAAATATAGAATATGGTAACGCAAGAACTAAGGCTCAGCCGTTCATGCGCCCAGCTATACAAGGTAGAGAACGCTCTACTATCTTAAGGTTCCGTATGCACCTCAGAAAGGGCATAGAGAAATCAGCTAAAACTCAAGCACGTCGAACTACACGTCTATTAAAATAATTAAGAAGGGAAAATAACATGGCTACTATCAGTCGGCTTTCTGTCGATCTGGTGGCTAACAGTGCTAAATTCCGTAAGGACCTAGATAAAGCATCTAAGTCTGCCGACAAATCATTCGGAAGTATGATGAAGTCTGCGAAGGCCGCTACTGCCGCTTTCGTAGCTGTCGGGACGGCGGCTGGATCTGTATTCATAGCATCTGCAAAGACCTATGGTAACTTTTCCGAAGCACTACAAGACGTATCCGCAAAGACTGGGGCTACAGCTAATCAATTAGATCAGCTAGCTACCTCTATGCGTAACGCGGCTAAAGCTACTAGATTCACAGCAACACAAACAGCGGAAGCTGGAACATTCCTAGCGCAAGCTGGTTTGAATGTAAGAGAGATAAACGACGCTCTACGTCCTACACTGGACTTAGCGGCGGCAACAAAAACAAGCGTACAGAATACCGCTGACTTCATGACTAACATCATGAAAGGCTTAGGTATGACCAGTGATCAACTTGGTCGGGCCGCTGACGTACTAGCAGTAACAACCGCTAAAAGTAACACCAACTTAACCGACTTAGCTACAGCTATGTCCTATGCCGCTCCCTCAGCACGTGCTATGGGAATGGAGATTGAAGAGACAGCTACTATAATCGGTATGATGGCTAACGCTGGTATCAAAGGCTCTATAGCTGGTACAGCATTACGTGGGTCGTTCGCGGCTCTAGCTACTACAGGTGGCCTCACAGAGAAAGCTATAGCAGACTCTACGGGCGCTATGACTCAGCAAGCTAAAGTACTACGCCGGTTAGGTGTACACACTAAGGACGCTGAGGG